AGTTTAAGTTCCACCAAGCTTCTTGGTATGGAAGTTGGTAAGTTGTATCTGTATCTTCAGCAAGTATACGATTGAGTGTAGCACCACCGCCTTGATAGGTGAATGCACTTAAGTCTCTAAAGAACTTCTCTTCGTGAGTGGTACCAGTTGTCAGTCCTTCTACTGATACAATGCGGAAGAAGATTCTTTTACGAAGTCCAAAGTTGCCTTGCTTTGTTGTATCTTGGAAAGTGAACTTGGGTCGTTGTGCAATCGTGAGTTGTATTGGATCACTCATTGGTCCCACTTCACCGTGTAGTTCATATGCCATTGCAAATTCGTAAGTACCGGGCTTCCAACCTCCTCCACTACTTTCATCTTCTACTTTGAAGTCTTTGTTTGCTCTTGGTATATAGTCTCGTACTTTACGTGATACAGTTTCTGGTGGTTGATCGTAGGGTATCCAAACAGTTGGTGTCCCTGTAAAGTCATCACGTAAGTTTAATTCTTCGTCTTCTCTACGCATTAGAGCGTAAACGTGTCCTAACGCATTTGTTCCTACACCAGCTTCTTCTAAGTTTCTAATGCCGACTGAAAGAATGTTGATACAATCTTGTGGCAGTGTAAGATAACGTTGTTGTACTTGACACGTAATAGTTTCACTTCCCGATCCGGTAAAGTGATGTCTTGGCGAGTTGGATGAGTACTTGCTGATTTGCAAAGCTGTTCCATTCGCTGCTTGTTTGTCAAGGATATACAATCCATTGTTTATGGCCGTACTTGACCCAGAGATAACAACCACTTCGCCATCATATTTGATTTGGCCGAACCGGCTCTCTGTACTATTCAGAAACGTAGAAGACGACAGAGTCACTGCCGCCGAGGGGTATTCTTCTGAATATGTTGTTGCTGTTATTGATGCTGCAGCATCTGAGATGTCTGGTTTTGTGTAAACATCGACTGATTTTTGGTTGAACTTCCAAGGGTGGGATGTAAAGAACTCAAGATAGATTTCATTTACAATGCGGTTCACTTCATCTTGATAGCTCGTCACTTGTGGGTCATAGTCGATGATAGACCCAATCATAGATCTCATTTCTAGTAAGTTCATTATTCACCTTTTTGAAAGAGGGAGAGGCCAAGAGGCCTCCCCCATTGTAAGCATTCGCTTGTTATCTCTTTATTTGAAAGGAGAACAAACAAGTACTCGAGATGTACCATCAGCTGTAGAAGCTTCCATTGCAATTGCACAAGGAGTAGCAGTAAGCTCTTCTGCACCACCAGTGACACTGATAGCGTGAAGTTTACCGTCTGCACCAGTAGCAGCAAGAGGCATACCAACTGCAACGTTCTTTACATCGCCTTTGACTTTTGCTTCTTCAACGATACCACAAAGGATAACGTCAATGAAAGAACCTTGTGATCCAGGCTCAGCAGCAACTCCGATACCGACCTTTGCACCGGTAGTACCAGTGTTTGCAAGGCGAATACACATTAAGCGTTCTCCACCAGTTGCAGTCATATCGAATGCTACCAAGTCGCCAGCAACAATGCTTTCGTTTTGGTTTACTCGGAATTTTTCTACTGAGCGTCTGTTAGAGATGACATTTGAATCTTCTCCGACACCAGTTTCGTCAGCTCCGAAGAGCTTTTGTATTAGTCTATTTGTAGCCATTTTCTACCTTCCTTATGGGTTAACGTGAAGACCTTGTGAGGCCAAGTGGGTGAAGTAGATCTGCATACGAGTGTAGATGTTAGCGGATCGTGAAGCATAACCAGAAACGTGTTCAAAGTCATCCATCTCGAACTGAGCTGCACTATCAAAAGCAAGCTTGATGTATTCAGTGTTCAAGAAGTAAGCACCGATAATGTTGTCCCCAGTTGGGTCCGTACCAGCACCATTCTGAATGGCTGCACCAAGGAATGGATCTACGTGCAATGAAGCACCGTGGAACATCAATGACAAGCGACCAGCATCAAGCTGTGCATCATCAATGTATCGTTCTTGTTGTTGAATCAACGCTTTGTACGAAGCAAAGTAATCTTGTGAACAGATGATAAGATCTGGTCCTTTTCCGTTTGGCGAGTTGATTTGACAAGAGATGTACAAGTCAGTCATATCAGCGATAGACAAAGTACCACTAGATGTTTTGAACTGGTTGTTCAATCTTTCGAAAGTTGATTTAGAAAGTCCACCAACAGTGTTTGTTTGTGAACCAACTGCTCCATCTTCCAAGAATCCAGTAGTTGCACCACCAGCATTTGTACCATTGTGTCCGTTCAGAGAAAGAAGATTGGTAAGAACAGTAGAACTGTTAGCAACCAACTGCTTTTCAACTTCACGTTGCAAGGCACCCATTGTAGACTTCATACGAGCTTCAAGGATAGATACGATAGCTCTTTCGCCTTTATTGCTCAGTTCTTCTGAACGAGTAAGTACGATAGGAGCAACGAAGTCACACCAGTTGAAACTTGCATTTCGTAAGGAATCTTTAACAGCGAGGTTTACGGGTTCGTATCCGCTGTCAAGTTGTGTAATTGAAGAATGTTCTTCAAGGATTAAGGGGACGTCTAATTTTTGTCCACCGTCGTAAGTTTCGATACCACCCTTTTCACGCATTGTCTTGAGAAGAGGAGTTGCTTGGAACAACTGATCTACTTCTTCATCAAGAAGAATACGGAGTGTCGAACTCAATACGTCATTTGATATAGCCATTTTGGCCTCCGATATTTAGTTTTTGGTTTCGTGTTTGTCGCTATTAGTTTTGGTTATCCACAGAGTGGGTCCGGAACTTGTCTCACGATGCGATCTAGGGTGTGAGGGTTCATTTATAGTATGTATGTTTTCCATAATCACTTCCGAGCTTGCAACCATTTATAGATTTCATAGCCTTTCAGTCCTTTTGGAGGTCGGTCACTGCCTTTAGTGCCAGCGTTGATTTTAAGACCAGCTTCTCTCATTTTTTCTTTACGAGCCGTATTCTCTTGTTCAAGTATTCGTAATTTCTCATTTTGGGCTTTGCCCTTGACGATAAAGTACGCATCTTGTAAAGTGAGTGCCTCGTTAGATTGTAAGAGGGGAACAATGTCATCTCTATAGTCCATCAAATCAGGATTTTGTGATTTGAAACTTTCCAATGCTTGTCTTTTTGTATTCAACTCTTGTTCTTGTCTGATTGGTTTCATCATCTCTTGCATCCGCCTAGCAACTTCTTGTTGGATACGAGTTTCAAAAGATTGTGTATCATACGGGTCAAGCTCAACAGTTTCGGCACTAGCAAGCGTATCGATTGTCTTGTTGAACTCAGAGTTCATTAGACTTTGTTGAAGTGATTCCACTTCTTTGCGCTGTGCTGCAAGTTCTTGAGTTTTTCTCGTATAATCCGCACGCAAGTTAGCCATAAGCTTTTGCGCTTCTTCTGGAAGTGATGAAACAACCTTACCATAATCGATGCCTTTGTGTCCACCTTCATCTGACATTGCAACTTCTGCAAGTTGTTCTATTGTCATTGACTCTGGTGTAGGAGGTGCTGGTTCAGCTTTTGCTTTCGATAAAGCTTCGCCCACTCGGTCTTTTCCTAAGAAAGACTTTTGCTTTTTCTCCGTAATACTATTGATTGCATCTTCTATGTCAAGTTGTATATTCGGTGTTTCAACAGTCGCAGTTTGTACTTCATCAGCTACATTACTCACATTGTTATTGTTGTTTTCACTCATAGGTAGTTTTCTCCTAAGCCATTCGGCTCATAAATAAGTCGAGTTCGGCATCGCCTCCCTCAGCTCTGGGTTGTGATTGTATGGCTTCTTGTGTTGCCATTGTTTTCACAACGGGCACATCAGCCTCTGCTTGGAACTCGCCCATACCAAGTGGCTTGTTCAAGAAAGATTTGAATGACTTGTCAGATGCCATTGCATCCATCTTGCCAGCCAACATTTTAAGATCTTCATCATCTGAGATGTCACGGATACTGAATCCATATTCATCTTCGAGTCCAGAAGAGAACACAGCAGATTCGACCATCTGTATATTCTTGATAAACTCTGGTGGAAACACCTCTGGAGCTTTATCGAACTTCGGATATGCCGGAGCTCTGAATACTTTATTGACACGATTAAGTGAGTCTACTAGTTTGTTAATTCGATTGAGTGAGAAGTCGCCTTTGACTTCTGGCATTGCATCATCTTCGGCCATATCAGCTTTGTCAGCAAGATCCATCAGTCTATCTGGGCTTACTTCCATAACTTCCATTTCTGCCATCATTTCTTCACCGGGCATAATAATCTCCTATTTTATACTTTGTAAGTTATTGGGTCCTAAGGGTAGGCCCATTTGGGCGAGGGAAGACACATCGTCTGGTACGCCAGCAGCAGCTTCATCAGCTCTTTTCTGTGATGTCTTCATAGCTTGTTCTGCCTCTTCGAAGAATGCGTCGGGCAGACCGAGTGCTCTCACCAGTTCTTTCAACAACGTTGTGGTAGGCACGCCTAACTGTTGCAACATTGGAATGGACTGGATATATTCCCTCTTTCGTACGCTTTCACTTATCGGTGTCATTGCTTGGTCTTGTGCGTAGCATACCCAGTTTTCTTCTAAGTCTGAGGGTGCTACAACGGCTGGCTTACCATCTACAGCGATAATGTTTCTATCTCCACTTTCTTCGAGGTATAGTCGAAGGATGTCAAGATATGTGGTTGCGAGTTGTTCTATCATACTATCTCTTTCTCTTGCCAATCTTCCAATCTCATTCGATGTGTAAGATGCAAGGGCCGCAACTTCTGTTGCTGTACTTCTTGTAGCTTCACCTCTTGTAAAGGGAGCAAGAATGTTGCCCTTGTCCTTATCAGCTTGGACTTGGCGATAGTATTGTTCTAGTTCTGGAGGGGTTTGATTGTGAGGAATGGGAACAACTACGTTGTTAATGTTTTCATCATCAATCTCAATAAAGAGGCCATCGATACCAGATGCAACTTGTGCCATCTGTTCATCATCCATTGAGCCTTTTCTTACTAGGTATTGGCGTGATGCTTTACGAACACCATTGGCTTGGAATGTTCTAATAAGATTGGTTTCATATATCTGGTCGTATATTCTCTTCATCGCACTGTAGCCATCGAGAGGATTGTCTGGAATACGATTGAAGTATAACGGTACGATAGGTATACGTTTTTCACCAGATGCGCTCTCAAAGGGTATCTCCACTCTTTCTAAGAAGCGTGTACCATCTTGCCAGTTTGGAGTCCAAAAGATCATCTCTTGGTTTATCAGATCATAAAACTCTATAATCTCAATAAACTTAAACATTTCAATACCGATGTTTGGATCATCATCATTGGTGTAAGACTTATCAAAGTATTCCATCTTTCGACAAGCTTTGAAGTCTTTGTTGCCAAACATTTGTTTTGCATCACTGAGAGGAAGATAGTATTTGTGTCCTACGAATCTACAATCTTGCCATCGTCTTGCTTGTCTATCTACAATCACTTCCCAAGGAGCAACAGCAAACATATCGACTCTACGATAGATGTCTTTGCTTTCTCTTGGCATCAGTTTTGCAAAAGCCATTGGATAGATAAGTGCCATTCTCGATGCATCTTCAATTACATTGCGTTGTCTTACGAGAAAGTCATTTGCCAGATGTTCGGCAATCAGCTTATCACCTCTTTGTCTTAGTCCATCTTTGAAGATAACGCCAGGGTTGCGACTGAATAATGACGAGATGAAGGATTCGATGTAGCCATAGGCATCAGCAGTTTGGATTGTGATACCCCAATCGCCCATTCCATATGTTTCACTCTTGTCCCAGAAGTCTGTTTCGTAGCATTGTTTGTATGCGAACAA